ATGAATGACGGAAAACAAAGCGTATCTGTACTGCAAGAAGGCAGTCAAAGAGAACACTACCCCTAAGTTTGTTAAGCTGCAGATGAAGGATTTCATGCGGATATGCGAAGGAAAGAATAAAAAGTATAAGATTAGTGAGAAGAAACTTAAGCAGCTTAATGGACTTCTCAAACTCTTGAATATGCCTAAAGGATTAAAGGCCGGAGTACCTCTTGCAGAATGCACTTGTGGGTATCAATGGCTTTTTTATATTGCTATTTTCTGCGTTGTTTACAGGAATAACGAGGAAAAAAGGCGATATGAAACCGGGCTTTTGGAGATATGCCGTAAGAATTTTAAGACTTACACGGTGGCAACAATCTTTATTTTGTTGCTTCTTACTGAACCGCAGTTTTCAAAGTTCTTTAGCGTGGCACCGGATGGTAGCTTATCAAGAGAGATAAGGGAGGCAATTTCGGAGACTTTGCGTTCTTCTCCCTTGGTGTACTCCTATAAAGGCAAGAACAGATTCAAAATTTTGCGAGATTATATCAGCTTTAAGCCTTTTAACTCGGTTTATACACCTCTTTCCTTTTCCACAAGCAGAATGGACGGCCGTTTACCTAATGCCTTCTGTGCGGATGAGGTGGGAGCGCTGCCTACGATTTATCCTTTGGAAGCTATGCGTTCTGGCCAACTTAACATCTTGAATAAGTTGGGATTTGTTATTTCTACAAAGTACCCGACAATAGATAATCCTTTTGAGGAAGAGGTTAGCTATTCAAAGAAAGTTCTAAATGGACTTGTTGAGGATGAAACTAGGTTTTCGCTCTTGTATGAGCCGGATAACACAAAGGACTGGGAAGAAAATGACTTAATTTTAAAGCAAGCGAATCCGGTAGCCTTGGAGATTCCTGAGATATGGGAGGATTTGCTTAAGAAGCGTACAAGAGCAATAGCAACGGCAAAGGTAAGAGAAAACTTTGTTACTAAGCACTGCAACATCATCTACCAAGGGGTAGGAACAGAAAGCTATATAGATGTTAAAGATGTGCAAGCTTGCAGGGTGGAATCCATTGATTGGACCGGTAAAGAAGTCTATTTGGGACTGGATCTATCAGAGTCAAACGATAATACATCTGTTTCCATGGTTGCGATAGAAAACGAGACAATTTTTGCTAAATCCTTTGCCTTTATCCCGGAAGAACGGATAGAGGAAAAGGCTGCAGCGGAGCATGTGGACTATCGGAATCTCTGTAAAACAGCGCATGTCTATGCTTGTGGGGATAGGGTAATAGATTACACCTTCATAGAGGACTTTATCATATCTCTTGAAGAGAAATATGGCGTTACAGTAATGGAAGTAGGTTTTGACCGGTGGAATGCCCTGTCTACAGCACAAAAGCTTGAGAAAGAGGGGCTTCAAATGATAGAGCTTAAGCAGCATTCTTCTGTTTTGCATCCGGCAACTAAGTTCTTGAGAGAAAAAATTTTGAAGAAAGAATTTGCTTATGAGAGTAATCCGCTTTTGGAGATTAACTTTCAGAATGCTAAGTGTGTTTATGACACGAACAAGAACCAATATGTAAACAAGAAAAAGTCAAATGGCAAAGTGGATATGGTGGTTTCTCTTATCAATGCCGTATGCCTATTGCAAAGAAGCGATACAGGCAATGACTTTGTAGCACAGGTTATTTAGGAGGGTGGTATGTGGCCATTTAAAAGAAAAGCTGAGGAGATTAGAGCAGACACAGCTGCAGTATCCGGAGATGCACTGCTTAAAGCATTGGTGTCAGACCCGAAAATCAACAAAGAACAGGCAATGCAGATTCCTGCAGTATCTGCCTGTGTGAATTTGATTGCCGGAACGGTGGCTATGATTCCTTTTAGGCTCTATAAGGTGGATAATGACAAAATTAAGCTTTCTGAGGAGAGAGATGATTCAAGAGTCGGGCTTTTAAATATTGACCCGGGAGATACACTTGATGCTTTTCAGATGAAGAGGGCGCTTATTGAAGATTATCTCCTTGATGAGGGGGGATATGCATATATCGAAAAAAGGGGAAACAAAGTAAAAAGTCTTCGTTATGTAGATACTGCAAACATTGGATTTAGTTACAATGCTGACCCGATATTTAAGGACTACAAGCTTCTTATAAACGGTAAGCAGTACTATCCTCACGAATTTATTAAGCTACTAAGACGGACAAGAGATGGGCATAGAAGTATCAGCGTAGTAGAAGAGAACTCTGAACCTTTTTCTATTGCCTACCAGACAATGCGCTTTCAAAACAAAATGCTGAAAACCGGAGGTGCTAAGAAGGGCTTTGTGAAATCACAGAAAAAGTTAAGTCAGGAAGCCTTGGACTTTTTAAAGAGTGCCTGGAAGCGGATGTTTTCAGAAGATGACTCTGAAAATGTGGTGATCTTGAATGATGGCTTGGAGTTCCAAGAAAGTTCTGCAACACCTGCAGAAATGCAGTTGCATGAGAACATTTCCTCTTCTACGAGGCAGATATGCCAGATTTTCGGTGTGCCGTACCAACTTATCAGCCGTGACAGTACACCGTCCGAGGAGGATAGAATCATATTTCTACAATATTGCATTCAGCCGATTCTTTCAGAGATTGAGACGGCTTTAAATAGAGATTTCCTACTTGAATCTGAAAAAGGAACTCTTAAATGGGCGGCAGATACATCAGAACTCACTAAGGCAGATGTATTAAAGCGCTACCAAGCCTACGAAATCGCAAGTAAGAATGGTTTTATGCAGATTGATGAAATCCGATTTAAGGAGAATATGGAGCCTCTGGGACTAGACTTTGTGAAACTCGGTCTTCAAGACGTTCTGTATTATCCGAAGGAAAAAGTAACCTTTGTGCCAAACATGAACCAGGTAGGGGGAATAGAGATTGCAAAGGAAGACAGAGAAAGACTACTAAGAAAGGAGAAAGAAGAAAGGGATGAGAATTCAGATACGGAGTGATTCCGTAGAAATTGAAGGCTATGTAAACGCCGTAGGAAGAGATTCCAGACCTATGAAAGATAGAAGCACCGGAGAGCGATTTGTTGAGCAAATTGTTCCCGGTGTTTTTACTAGGGCGCTTACAAGAAATGATGTGGATCTCTTGTTAAACCATGACCAGGAAAGAGTTCTTGGAAGTACAAAGACAAACCTTGAGCTTACTGAGGATTCTATCGGCCTAAAAGCGAGGGCAATAGTCACAGATAAAGAAGTGATTGAAAAAGCAAGATCCGGAAAGCTAAGAGGCTGGTCCTTTGGGTTCTATGACAGAGATTCACGGAATGAGGATGTTAGAGAAGGTCTGAAGCGCCGCTATGTTGAGGATATGGACCTTAAAGAGGTTTCCATCATTGATGACAGGAAGCTTCCTTGCTACGAGGGAACCTTGATTAATGCCCGTGCAGATGAGGTTATTCAGGGAGAGGTCTTGGAAACCAGAGCAGAAATCACAGAAACTCCAAAGCTTGATAGCTATTGGGAAAGAATTAAACATTTAGGAAAGGATTAAAAGTATGAACGAAAAGATGAAGGCATTACAGGAGCAGAGAAACGCAGCGGTTGAGGAATTAAAGGCACTTACCGGAAAGGTAGAGGCCGAGGTTAGGGCTTTTACAGACGAAGAGAACACAAAGTTCAATGAGCTTGAGAAGAAGGTAAAGGATTTAGATTCCTCTATCGAGATGCTGGAAAGAGCAGAAAGGTATGAGTTTAAGGAGCCGGCACAAGCTTCTGAAGACAAGGTAAAGGAGACTACAGAGGCAAGGGAACTTAGAGCCTTTGAAAACTATATCCGAGGAGTTGTTCTGGAGGAAAGAGCAGACAATCTTACCTCCGGAGACAATGGAGCAGTGATTCCGAAGTCCATTGCCAAAAAAATCATCAAGAAAGTACATGACATTTCTCCGGTATTCAGCAAGGCTACACGATACAACGTGAAAGGAGAACTAAATGTTCCTTATTACCCGGCTGATTCTAAGGATATTCAGATGACTTATGTTGAGGAGTTTGTAGAGTTAGAGTCTTCTTCCGGAAAGTTCGGAACTATCTCCTTAAAGGGCTTCCTTGCTGGAGCTTTGACCAAGGTATCTAAGAGCCTTATCAATAACTCCAACTTCGACATTGTTTCTTTCGTAGTTGATGCTATGGCTGAAACAGTATCTCGTTGGGTAGAGGGGCAGCTTCTTAAGGGAACCACCGGCAAGGTTGACGGTATGATTAAGGGAATTACCCAGACTGTTACCACGAAGGCAGTAAATAAGGTAGATGCAGATGACCTTATTCAGCTGCAGGAATCTATCCCGGATGCTTATCAGGGAGAAGCTTGCTGGATTATGACTAAGAACACCAGAACAGCTATCCGTCAGTTAAAGGATAATAACGGTCAGTATATTCTTAATCAGGATGCAACTACTAAGTGGGGATACGTGCTATTTAGTAAGCCTGTTTATACATCTGAAAATATGGATGAGGTGGCTACAGGGAAAAATGCCATCATCTATGGCGATTTATCCGGCCTTGGAGTTAAGCTTTCTGAGGAAATGGAAATTGAGGTCCTCAGAGAGAAGTTTGCTACCCAGCATGCAGTAGGAGTGGTTGCTTGGATGGAGTTTGATGCCAAGGTAGAAAATGCCCAGAAGCTTGCAAAGCTTACTGTGAAGTAAGAAATAGACCTACAGAGGCGTATTTTGGGTAATGAGTAAAAGTTTAGTCAGAACCTAAAATGCGCCTAATGTTGGGCTCTGTGAACTCTGAAAGGGGGAGGAATGAAAGTAAGCGAACTTACGGAATCCGTTATTGCCAATTACTGCAGAATCATGGAGGAAGATGTTACAGATAGCGAGAGAGTGTCTTTAGAAGCTTTAAAGACTGCAGCTGTGAGTTATGTTATGTCTTATACAGGGCTGTCTTTAGAAGAGATAGATAACCACGAAGACATTTCTATAGCGGTTCTTACCTTGATCGCAGATATGTATGATAACCGCGCAATGACCGTAGACAAAAAAGAAGTCAATCGTACAGCAGAAATTATCCTCTCGATGCACTCTAAGAATTTGCTACCGGGAGGTGGACAAGATGGCCATTAATCCCGGAAGACTTAGAAAAGTCATAGGAGTTTATCGGTATATTGAAAAGGAAAACTCCTTAGGATCTACAACAAAGGTCTTAGAGAAAGTTAGAAGTCTGTATGGAGAAATCCGTCCGCTTAGAGGAAGTGAGTATACAGAGTATTACAAAGAGTATCACTCACTATCTGTGAAAATCACTTTAAGGCATTGGGCTGATTTACGTCCTACGGATATTTTGGTGTATGGGAAGCGGCAATTTATTATTCAGTCTATTATTAATCCTTTAGAGGTAAATTACATTGTAGAGTGTATGTGCGTTGAAAAGACTGAAAAGGAGCTTGCCTATGGTTGATATTGATTATCACGGACTGGATAAGGATTTTCAGAGTATCATTGAAACTTTTCCGGATGAAGCAGAGAGATACCTTAGGCAGCAGGCCAAAGCTTGGAAGGATTCCTGTAATGAAAAGGGCTACAAGAATTACACAAAAGGGAAAAAGCCTATCGCAAAAAGCTGGAAAACAGAGTATGAGAGAGATTCTCTTTACAATGCGACAGCTGTTAGTGTAACGAATAAGAGTCCTTTGTTTCATTTGCTGGAGAATGGCCATAGGAAATGGCTCTGGGGTGAAGACACCGGAGGATTTGTTCCCGGAAAGCACTATGCAGAGAAAACCAGAGAGGAATTTAAGGATAGCTTTGGAGAGAACACCGGTAAATTTGTTGAGAAGGCTATAAAGAGGCATAAACTATGATTGAGTTATTAGAAGTCAAGAAATCATGTAATAAGGCTCTGAGAGAGGCCTTTCCAAAGCTAAAAATCTACGGTACAGATGTAAGAGAGGGGATGGAGCTACCAAGCTTTTACACGGAGATAGTTCCATATACTTTGGATTACGAGTCCATTAATCTTGTAAGACAGAAATGCGGGTACAAGATTACACTTCTTGAAAAAACTCCAAATGAAGAATTTCAGCTTTCCGTGTTTGAAAAGATACGGAAAGTTTTTCATTTGAAAATCAAGATTAAGGAGAAATTGGTTACTGTAAGCTACGTAGAATTTGATTATATTGGTGCTGAAAACAACATTTTTCAGATTACTGCACGCTTTGAGTGGTATGACACGATCGCAGAGCCAAAAGATGAAGAAACAGCAAAAGAGTTAGTTATGAGAGGAGTAGAAAATGAGTAAATTAAAATCTCCGGAAGTGAATATCAGTTTTATTGAGAAAGGAGAATCTGCAATCCAAAGAGGAGAGAGAGGGATTGTAGCTTTGGCTTTATCAGAAAAGACTAAGATGGAGGCTTTCACTGCATATTCCGTTACAGACATTCCTTCCGGATTAAGCGCACAAAATGCACAATACGTTAAAGATGCCTTACAGGGCTATGAGGTAGCTCCTAAAAAGGTTCTTGTTTATGTAATGCAGGGAACTCCTGAGAAGCTTAATGCAGAGTATACGGCCATGTTGAAATACTTCGCGCAGACTAAGTTTGACTACTTAGCGATTCCTACAGTAAAGACTGATGGAAAGACTAATGAAGTAGTTACTTGGATTAAAAGCTTAAGAACAGAGCAGAAGTTAAAGCGGAAGGTCGTTCTTCCGGAAGTAGCCGGAGATAATGAGGGAATCATTAATGTAAGTGCAAGCTTGACAAGGCCAGACGGTACGGTCCTTACTCTGGAACAGGTAACCCCGAGAATTGCCGGCCTTATCTGTGGTACACCTTTGAGCATTTCTATCACTTATGCACCGCTGAAAGACTTTATTGACTGTCAAAGATTTACTAAGCAGGAAGCGGATGAGGCTGTAGGGGCCGGAAAGCTTATCTTTATGTATGACGGTGAAAAAGTAAAGGTTAACCGTGGAGTAAACTCCTTAAGCACTACCACAGAGGTAAAGGGAGATAGCTTTAAGAAGATTAAGATTGTGGAAATCATGGATATGATCTATGAGGATATCCGTAGAGCTTGGGAGGATACCTATGTTGGACGATATGCGAATACTTACGATAATAAGTGCTTGCTGATTACTGCCATTAATTCCTACTTTGCCGGGCTTGTACGGTCCAATCTTCTGTCTAAGGGAGAGTGCTATATCGACATTGATGGGCAGCGTGACTATTTAAAGCAGAAAGGTGTTGATGTAAATAATCTTTCCGAACAAGCGGTAAAGGAAGAGAACACCGGATCCAGAGTTTTCTTAAGAGCGAATATCTCTATCTTGGACGCTATGGAAGATATGGATTTGGAGATTTATTTGTAAGAAAGGAGACAGTATGGACGGTTTTGTATCTGATCAAGTTATCAATGGCACCTGGGGAGAACTCTGGGTAGATGATACTTATATGGCGGAGGTAATTTCTTTTAAGTTGGAAATCAATGCCAAGTATACCAATGTCCCAAGAACAAGAAAACTTTTGGATGGCCAAAAGCTAACCGGAGTAGAGACAAAGGGAGAAGTTAAGCTGCATAAGATTTCTTCTTTCCTTGCGAAGAAGGTATCTGATGGTTTGAAGTCCGGAAAGGTTCCGAACTTCAAAATTATTTCTAAGCTTTCCGATCCGGCAGGTCTTGGAACGGAAAGAGTTGTGGCATACGGTTGTAAGTTTGACAAGGCAATTCTTGCAGACTGGGAGCATGGAAAGAATGCGGAAGAGTCCTACAGCTTTACTTGTGAGGACTGGGACTTCATCGACACGATTTAGGAGGGATTATGGAGGAGTTTAAAAGTATATACAAGATACTTAGTATTCTCCATAAGTCTATGGATTTCGAGGACTGGGACAAGACTCTTTTGTCCCATGAATCCTTGAATCTTTCCTTTCCTAAGTGGTCAAGAATTATGAGTATGTTGCTTAAAGAAGGGTATATCTCCGGAGGAGAAGTGCTTGAAAGCTTCGGGGATATTTATCCCAGAATTAAGCTTACAAGACCGGAGATTACCTTAAAGGGCTTGGAGTATCTCGAGGAGAACAGCTTAATGAAGAAAGCGGCAAGACTGATTCAAGGGATTTCTAATATAGTGAAATAGGAGGAAACATGAGTTTAACACAGAAACTGTTACAAATTGATAGAGGGGAATTTCAAAAGGAGGAGTTCTTAGAATTGAGAGCAAAACATCTAAGTAAGATTATGGGTGAAGATGTGACTCTTAAGTTTAGAGCGCTTTCCGGAAAGGAGTATACTTCCCTTGCTTCCGCCTTAATGGGACCTAAGGGGACAGTTGATTACTCTAAAGCTTATGATGTGAGCGCATTGGTACTTTGCGAAGCTTTAGTGGAGCCAAGCCTTAAAGATAGCGGATTACAGAAGCATTTTGGAGTGGCCAGTCCTAAGGACTTGGCTTTTTTATTTTTCCCCGGGAAAGAATTATCTACTCTTTCGGATAAGGTTACGGCTTTCTCCGGATTTGCGGAAGAGGATGAAGTAAAAGAAGTAAAAAACTAGTAGAGTCCGATGGTGAAACGAATGCCATGTTTTGGCTTTTTAGATTACATCACTGGAAACCGTCGGACTTTTTTGAACTTGGCTATGGAGAGAGGCAGATAATCTATGCGTTCCTCCAGTTGGAAATTGAGCAGAGGAAAAAGGAATGGCAAATAGAACAGTAGACGTAACGCTGAGACTGGTAGACAAATTTACCGGAGGATTTCAAAAGTCTCTTTCAGCTCTCACGGCCATGGACAAGAAAACCTTTAAGATAGCAGGGAACCTACAAAGCACCGGCGACTCCATAGCTAAAGCCGGTGCAGCTATGACCGCTGCAGTTACAGTACCTATTGCCGGTGCAGGAGTTGCGGCGGTAAAGACGGCAGCAGACTTTGAAAGTTCCATGAGCGCTGTAAAAGCTATTATGGGGCAAAAATGGGACGATGCTCTTGTTGACCAGGCGAAACATTTGGGGGCTACAACTGCATGGACAGCGAGGGAAGTCGGAGAGGCTATGCAGTATACCGCTATGGCAGGCTGGGATGCTAAGCAGAACATGGAAGGTTTAGACGGTATTCTTTCGGCTGCAAGTTCCGGAGGAGTAGGCTTAGCAGAATCTACGGACATAGTGGTTGGCGCTTTGGCCGGATTTGGAGAAGGAGCAGACCAAGCTTCACGCTACGCGGATATCATGACGGCTACCTTTACAAACTCAAAAACGGATATGTTAGGTCTTGGGGAGACGTATCAGTATGTAGGATCCATTGCCGGTACCCTAGGCTATGATTTTGCAGAGGTAAATACGGCTATCGGTATTATGGGTAACCAGTCTATTGCAGGCTCTCAAGCTGGTACTACGCTTAGAACAGCTCTGCTAAACATGACCGGAGATTCTAAAGAAGTGAAATCAGCAATGCAGGATCTCGGCATCTCTATGGCTAACGAAGATGGCACTATGAAATCCTTCTCTGAGATGATTCACAGTCTAAAAAGTGGATTCTCTGGACTTACCGAGGAAGGAAAACTCTACTATGCCAATCAGATTTTCGGAAAAACAGCCACAGCCGGAATGCTTGCGGTTATTAACTCCACAGATGAGGCGTATGACAGTCTTGAGCAAAGCATAAAAAATGCGAATGGAGCAGCGGCAGAAACAGCAAAGGGTCGCTTAGAGAATCTTAATGGACAGCTAACGCTTTTGCAGTCGTCTATAGAAGCTATATCCATACGAATTGGAGATTTTGTACTTCCCTACTTAAAACAATTTGTAGAGTGGGTACACAATCTTTCGGACAAACTACAAGGCATGAGTGATGAACAACTTAAAGCTATTTTAAAGAACGTAGCTATGGTGGCCAGCATAGGACCCATGTTAATAGTATTCGGAAAGTTGGTAAGTATCGTCGGTACCGTGATTAAAGTATTCATGGCGGTATCTAAAGCCGGGGGCTTGATATCGGTGATTACCGGTCCAGTCGGCCTAGTAATTGCAGCGATAGCTGTGCTTGTTGGAATTGTACTTTTGGTGCGGAAAAACTTTGATACCTTTAAGCAGTCTCTTAGTCGTTTTAGTCCTGTGTTTGATAAGATCAAGGCGCATATCCATAGTATAAAAGAGACTTTTGCAACTTTTCTGGAATCCACAAAGGGACCAAGAGAAGCGCTGGCCAAGTTTTTTGAGCAGACTTTGGTTAGAGCTATTGGAACAGCTGTAGGAGTAATTTCCTCTATAGTTGGGGTTGTTGTGGGCGTTGTGGACGGAATACTAAAGGTGCTAACCGGTATTATAACCTTCATAACAGGAGTATTTACAGGAGACTGGCGTAAGGCGTGGGAAGGCCTAAAAATGATAGTAAACGGAATGGCCACAGCTATAGGCTCTTTCTTCCGCGGCGTATTAAATGGTATCCTTGGAATTGTCCAAAATATTATTGATACGGTGGCTAGTATTAAACTTCCGGAACTTCCTGCAACTGATCACACCGGTAGAACCATCGGAACGCTTCCGAAGATGGCAAGCGGAACAGATAACTGGGTAGGTGGTCTTGTTCAAGTTAGTGAGCGAGGCGGAGAAATATTAGACCTTCCTCGAGGTACAAGAATCTATCCCCATGACAAGTCTGTGGCCATGGCCAGAGCAGAGGGTGCGAGAAGCAATTCTATTTCTGTGAATGTTACAGGGAATAGCTTTACGGTAAGAGAAGAAGCGGATATCAACAAGATTGGCGAGGCTATAGCTAGGAAGCTATCTATGGCTGCAAGTAATAGAGGAGGGTGGACATTTAGTGGAGATATGGCTTAACAATATTTCAATCCCTGTACTGCCTTCCGAGTACAAGGTACAGAGCAAACAGAATAATCAAACAGAAAATATTATAGGGATAGGGGAAATATCTCTTAAAGGAAAGAGGGGCTTACGATCAGTATCGTTTAGCTCCTTTTTTCCTTTTCGGAAGGATTCCTCATATTGTAGGAAAGGGCGGATTTTAAAGCCATTGCAATATGTAAACGCTATTGAACGTATGAAACAGCTAGGAACTGTCAAGCTAATAATTACAGGGAGCCCTGTCAGAATGACCTGCACTATAGATTCTTTTGAATGGGGAGAAAATGATGGTACCGGAGATATATTTTACACTCTAAGCCTTAGAGAATACCGTTATGTAAATGCTACACAGTCCAGTGTTATCCAAGATAATGCCGGAGGGGAAAGTGCCTCTGCAGCAGTACACGGAAACCAAGAAACGGCACGTACAGAGCCTAAGGTTAGCACACAAGAATATATAGTGAAAAAGGGGGATACGCTTACTTCCATTGCAAAGCGCCTGACAGGATCATCTAACTGGAAAGCAATTTATAGTGCTAATCGCTCAGTGATTGGCGGAAATCCCAACAGAATTAAAGCGGGGCAGAAACTTATTATCCCGGGAGGTTAAGAATGACGGTAACACTTATAAAAGATAGTGGGCAGTATTCTATTCCAGTGTCTAAGGTAGAGTGGAGCGGCTCAGCAAGTCAGGCCTCACGGGAATTATCATTTGATCTAATCAATGCTCCTAATGACAGTTTTGACATACCGAAGGTATCTACCGGAGATTTTGTAAGCTTCTCTTATAACGGGGAAGAAGTGTTCTATGGACAAGTATTTGGAGTAGAGCGAAGCTCTAATATAGGTACTATTACCTATACAGCCTATGACATGATGAAAAATCTTTTGGAGAGTACAGGACAGTATAATTTCAAGAATCTAACAGCGGAGGGGATCGCAAAGCAAGTACTAGATGATATGCAGATTCCAATTAGGCACTTGCATCCTACCGGCGTGAACATCCCCTCTTTACTTTGCGATGATAAAGGGATTTATGAAATCATTATGGGAGCCTATACCAAAGCTCACCAGGTAACAAAGGATAAGTATTTCCCGATGATTTATAAAAGAGGTTTTGCAGTCTACAAGACAGAGTGGAGCGTAAAGAACTTTATATTATCTGAAACGGATAACCTTATGTCGGCCAGCCTTACGGAGACCATGGAAAACATTGTGAACCGGATAAAAATCTATGATGAAAAAGGAAATCAGATAGGAGAGCTGAAAGACGATAATTCCATAAAGAAGTACGGAGTTTTTCAAAAGATATTTAAGAAAGAGGAGAAGGATACAGCACAATCGGCAAACGCACTTATGAATATAGCTCCTAAGCAGGAGATAAAGATTAGTGCTATAGGAGATATAAACTGTTTAAGCTGCTACTTTGTAGATATCAAGGATTCTGCTACCGGACTTAATGGCAAGTACTGGATAAGTGCGGATAGACATAGCTTTGACGGAGAAACTTACACAATGGATCTTGATTTAAGATTCGATTCCGTTATGGATGAAAAAAAGTTTGAGGACAGGAAAGAAGAAAAGAGAGAAGAAGAGAAGAAAGGGGCTGATAAAAATGTGGGAAAGCGAACTGGCAAATCTACTTCCAAGAGAGGAAGTGGCAAGGGAGTTAAAGTTAGCGATAATGACAAGTCCAAATTCTTTAAAACTGGGAAAATTGGAGTTACAGAAGGAGGATATACTGCTAAGCCAACATTTATTAAGCCCCTTGTGCGTAAAAGTTAAAATGCAATCCCCTAATGGGGGAGGCGCTTGTTCTGACAATAGTACGTACTTAGAGCCGTTAAAAGCTGGTGATTTAGTTCTTGTATATCAGCTTTCAGACTCTAAATTCGTAGTGATTGATAAGGTGGTGAATCCATGAGCCTTTTACCTTCTTTTTATGATGTTAAGGATAGAAAGAGCATCAATGAATATTTCCCCAGAGAGTATGAGATAGATTTTGCAGAAAATAGGCTTACAGGACGGATTGTGGAAGGATTAGAAGCTATTCGCGTTTGGGTTTGGTGCTGTATCCACACAGAGCGATTTCGCTATGCCCTATACTCCTGGCAATACGGAGTGTCACTCGAAAAATATCTTGGACAAACCACCACAGAAGAGTATCTGGAAGTTGATAGTCAAGCAGAGATAGAGGAAGCCTTAAAAAGTCATCCTTATATCACCGGAATAGATGATTTCCAAGTAAGTAAGAACGGAACAAAGCTAAAAATCAAGCTTACAGTAAAGACTAAGCTAGGAAAGATTGAGGTATCTGAAAATGTATGAGAATCAAACAATGGAAACCATACTTGGGAGAATGCTATCCAGAGTTGAGGGAGATATTGACAAGCAAGAGGGGTCTTTGCTGCATACTTCTAACGCATTAACGGCCATTGAGCTATCCACCCTCTATACAGAGCTTGACTGGATGCTGAGACAGGCATTTACAGATACCGCAGATAGAGAGTTTGTAATTATGAGGGCAAAGGATCGAGGGATTATTCCGGAATCGGCTACAAAAGCGATACTTAAAGTTATATCCACGCCATCAGAGGTTGAAATCCCCATTGGAGAGCGATTTACAGGAGATACAGCAAATTACAAAGTGATAGAGAAGATTTCTTCCGGATTCTATAAGGTTGAGTGTGAAGAGCCTGGTACAGTAGGAAACAAAACCTATGGAAAAATCATACCTATCGGATATATAGAAAAACTGGAAGAAGTAAGTATCACAGAACTCCTTATCCCGGGAGAAGATGAGGAAAGTACAGACAGCTTAAGAGAGCGGTTCTTTAACTCCTATAAGTCTGTATCCTTTGGTGGAAATAGGGATGATTATATCGAAAAGGTACTGGCTATTCAGGGAGTAGGCGCTTGTAGAGTGAATAGATCGCTTCCCTACGGAGTGTCTCCGTCAGACATTGAGCTTCCCGAAGGTTTCGATGATTTTACTGCCAATATTGATGGCCGTTATTTTGAGATACAGGCTTGGATGATGACGGTGGGCGCGCTCATTAAAGAAAAAAAGCTGTCTGCAGGAGGAACGGTGGAAGTTAAAGTTCTGGACACAACTTATTCAAAGGCAAGTGCGGAATTAATCAAGCTGGTACAAGAAAAGATAGATCCTAGCCCTTCGGGAGAAGGGTATGGACTTGCTCCAATAGGCCACAGCGTAAGCGTAGGAACTCCGGAGGAAAAAATCATCAATTTATCCGGAAGGTTTACATTTGCCAGCGGATATAGCTTTGCAGCATTGTCCAGCCAGATAAGGGAAGCTGTAGAAAAGTATATGCTGGAGCTTAGAAAGGCGTGGCAGAAGGAAAACGCCATTATAAGACATGTGCAGATTACATCAAGACTGCTTGCTGTTGAAGGAATCGTGGATATAAAGGAAACAAGGATTAATGGCAGTAAAGATAATCTTGCTTTATCTGCTAGCTATATCCCTGTTCTGGGCACTGTTTCGGAGGGATAAATGGAAAATGTTGAATTACTGGTTAACCTACCGGATTTTCTCAAAGAGTTAAAAGATTTCCAAGCGATAGGACAGAGTGAAAGTCCGGAGTTCACCATTGCTTGGGAAAGGCTCGATAGGTGGTTGAAAGACAGATTTATTTCCTCTATGACAGAGGATGGGCTGTCTGAAATGGAAAAGTATCTCCACATTAGACCTTTGGATAGTGATAGCTCTGACGACAGACGGCAAAGACTTCTTGCTGTAGAGAATAAGGCACTTCCCTACACACTAAGGAAGCTTAAAGAGGTTCTGGCCAATGCCTGTGGAGAAGGCAATACAGATGTAGAAATCAACAACTTTTCCGTCTCTATTCCGGTTAAGCTTGCAAGCCTTCGCTCACTTGACTTCATAAGGGAGACAGTGGAACAAATGCTTCCGATGAATATGGTATATGAGATAAGTGTTATCTATAACCGGTGGGAAAATTTCACAAAGAAAACTTGGGGAGATATGAAGCCGCATACTTGGGAGAGTGCCTACCAAAATGAGAAATGGCAGAAAGGAGCATAATGACGCAAACAAGAAATCTAAAGCTAAATAAGCCTGATAAGACGGATTTTATTGACATTGCTAAGTTGAATGAAAATATGGATATCCTGGATGAAGTAACAGGAAGAGTGGTAACGATTACGAACACGAAGGAAGCCATTGTAACACTTCCTTCTGGGAACTGGTCCTCTTTTGCACCATATAGCCAGAAAGTATCTGTTCCAACAGCTAAGTCCACAGACTCAGTATCTATGGGAAAGGCGCATACAAAAACCTCCTCTGTAACCGATATTGAGACCTATGACGAGATGGCGGGACTAATCACAAGCGCAGAGGTTACAGATGGATATGTGACCTTCTATTGTGCAGCAGAGAAGCCTAACAAGGAGTTTAAGGTTAAATTAAAGGGGGTGGGTAAGTAATGAGTGAAGTATTTATACCGCTTGGAGGTGCAGGAGGGAAGAATAGAGGAACGGCAGCAGTCCTAGGAGACAGTACGCCTTTTTCAAATGCAGGAGCTGTAATGAGCCTGCCTCTTCCTGCCGGTAACTATAAGAAATCCGTAAGCAATCCTAGGACTAGCTATGGAGATGGGAAAAATTCCGAAGTGACAATCTCCAAAGAGCTTCTGAAAAAGATGGCTATAGATGCCTTTGGAATCGCCTCTATCACAAATTTTAGTGCTACCATGTATGCGCACAAGCAAGTCCGGCTTACATGGGCTAGACCGACTAAGGGCTTGTGGAGCGGTGTGCATTTCATATTTAAGTACGGAAGTATGCCGGATGGAATTTATGATGGCTTTATGCCAGTAGATACGGCAGACGTTCACTATGAGACACGGCCTCTACAGGAAGGACTGCTATATATCCGCGCCTACAGCTATGTAGAAACGAACCAAGGGCGGTGGTACGACTATGACGGCACTCAGGTGTATACCACCATCCAAGTAACAGGAATTAGTGGTTCTGTAACGCTAGGAGCAGGGGCAGGCACTTGGACAGTACCGGCAAATGTTTATAAAATCCGCTATATACTTGTTGGGCATGGTGGGCGAGGTGGGTATCCGGATGAAGTAGGAGCTGGCGGTGGAGGAGGTGGTGGTTATTTCACTACTGGTTATATGAATGTTACCCCCGGACAAACGATTCCTTGGGTTATTCCCTCTAAAGTTCCTTCCAATAATACATATAATAGCTCGCCAGACGTCCCATCTTACAACACTGTTTTTGGAAGTGCCTCTGCTTCTTATGGTAGAATCGGAACGCCGTGGGCTTATCATAGGAGAGATTCTTCTGGAGGAAATGGCGGTTCCGGCGGTGGTGGTCCATATCTTAACGGAGGAGGAACTGGTGCTCCCGGTGGTTCAAATGGTTCTGATGGAGGTCAAGGAACTGGTAATGTAAGCTATGCTAGGGGCGGTACTGGACAGCACACTAGCACCCTAGGATTTAATGGTGTTCTATATTGCGGCGGTGGCGGCGGTGGTGGAGCAGATGGCGGACCCGGTGGTGGCGGAAATGGTTGGAAATACGATAAAAACCAACGGTTTCAAAACGGTGATAGTGGTACTGATGGCTTAGGCGGTGGCGGAGGCGGCGGTAAAGACAGTGGCTCAAGTGGTGGCCAAGGCGGAACAGGCTGTATCTACATCGCATGGGGCAGTAGCATGAATGACGGAAGCTAAGCCATCTAAAATTTAATACTTATGCATGAAAGGGATTCCTCACGGAGTTCCTTTTTTAATTTATCTAAAAAAGGAAGGAGAGAAAATGAAGAGGGAGTTTGCGTTAATTTTGCCAAATCCCACAACGGAGGAGCATGAAGGAAAGACAGTTACCATCTTTGAAAATCCTACTGATGCGAACATGGTTGCTAAAGCTATTTATGGTGAAACCGCTTATGCAGTTGAGTCTACCATGTGGGACATTAGGGAACCTTTCATTTATAGGGACGGGGCTTTCTACAATGTGGAAGAAAAGGCAAAGGAAAATGAAAAAGGCGAGGTGGAATTTGTCCGGATTGAGGAAAAGCTTGCTGAGAGAATCCTTACACCGACAGAGGAAATCCAAGAGCTGAAGAAGCAGAATCAGGATTTGAGGAGTGTTGTTGATACTCTGCTTCTTGAGAGTTTAGGAGGTGCGTAATGTATGAAACACTTTTGCGACTTGCGACTGAAGGAGTTCTTAGTAAGGCTTTACTAGATAGAGCCGTTGCAAAGAAGTGGATCAGCAAGGACCAGGAAAATGAAATTCTGCGTATTGTTGCAGGGAAGGGGGCAGAAAATGGATGATAGATTTTAATGCTTTTTTCAGTTTGGTGGATTTTGGAGTTATCGTTCAGTCACTAGGATGGCTTTTTCTTGGGACAATTACTTTGATTGAAAAGTTCGCCCCCAAAGATAAAAAGCCTTGGACGGCAATCCTAACCTTCGTTGGAAAAATACTTACTAAGGAATTTGCAGAGTCTCAGAAAGTCTTAATGGACAAAGTAGAGGTTTTAAGTTTAAAAATCGAAGAAGTTGCTGAGTCTGTCGAGGAGACAAGGGCTATAGCCGCAAGGGTAAGGATTCTTCGTTTTGGAGATGAACTACTTGAAGGGAGACTTCACAGCAAAGATACATTCGACCAAACATTACTAGACATTGATAATTACGAGAAATATTGCAAAAACCACGAAAATTTTAAAAACCATGTTACAGAGGAGACGGTCGCCCTCATTAAAGAGAAGTATAGAATCCGTCTCCGGAAGAATGATTTTGTGAGATAGAAAGAGAGGAAAGAAGAATGGATTTAACACTTTTTCAGCAGTTTGAAGTTGCACCTGTTATGGAGATTGCAATAGCAATTTGCATTGCTGTTCAAGTTCTTAAATGGAGGGGTATCATCAAGGAATCCGATAAGGACTATATCCCATACATCTGCGGATTCATCGGAATGGTTTTAGGACCTGTTGCCATGGTTGCTATGCCCGGCTTTCCGGCAAAAGATATTATCAGGGCTATTGCCATCGGAGGAGTTTCCGGAATCGCATCCATCGGTGTATATGAGGTTTTTAAAGCAATTTTAAAGAGTTTTGGTTACACAGCTTAGTCGCATAGGGTGGCTAAGCTTTTTTTATCAAAGAAAGAGAGGATTGAATTATGAGTAAGAACGGACCTATGGAGAGATACCCCGGTATTGATGGGGATGCTAAGAGACAGGATGTGCCTGTGAAGGACAACAAAGCGGATAACTCTGCTCATCCTGTAGGCTATGGCCGAGGCGTAGGAGAAGAGGATAAGGAACACGGTCCCGGAGTAACACCGAATCCAGATAAGTACACCGGTCCTGGAATCGGCTTAAAGAAGTAAATGCTTTTGGGGAGACATTGTTCTCCCCTTTTTTTGTACCGTAAATCTTATTAAATAGGAAGGAAAAACTATGAATCCATATCAAAGAGGACAGAGAGCCCTATGCGGAGACTATTTCAAATTTACTCCCGATGGGGCAGGACGCTTTAAAAGAGCAGGGCGCTGGCATAAGCAACCGCAGAAGGGGGATGTTATCTTCTATTTCAGTGAAGCGCTAGGAAGAATCGGGCACACAGGAGTAGTAGACGAAGTGCCTTTGCCGGATTTAGCTGCAGTTGAAGGAAATACTTCCGGAGCAGACAAGGATAGAAACGGCGGAGAGTGCCGGAGAAAGATTTATCGGAATTTCAAGGTAGGAGACAGGTCTTGGCCTTGTGGATTTGGTAGGCCTATCTTTGACGACGAGACTTGCTCCGTAGAAGAGTTCCTGGAAGTAGTTAGAGGGGAAATCGGCTACGAAGAAAAGGCTACCCCGCGAAACTTAGAGGATAAGCATGCCAACAGAGGAAAGAACAACTATACTAAGTATGGTGTCTGGTATAACCATGGAAAGGTTATCTCTGAGCCATGGTGCGGTGAGCTTGTAAGCTGGTGCTTCTATCAAGCCTGTAAGCTTCACCAAGAAAGAATAGCTTCCGCAGTGCAGCAGGAGCCACAGAAAGAGGGATGGATTCAGCAGAATGATAAATGGCTGTACTATAAGGAAAACGCGCCTGTATGTGGCGAATTTGAGTATATCAACGGTCGCTGGTATGTGTTCGATAATGCGGGCTTCATGATAAAGGGCTGGTTCAAGTCTGAGGAAGGCTGGTATTATCTTGGAGAAGACGGAGGCATGCTTTCCGGACAGTGGCTCCAGGATAAAGGCAAGTGGTACTACTTGACCAAGTCCGGCTTAATGGCGACCAATGCCAAAGTCAGAAAAGCGAAAGGTGACGGCTATGATTTTGTAGGTGCAGATGGTGCCTATGACTCCTTTAAATCCCTGTTTACCGGGCGGATGGAAAGCGTTGAGATTGTAGAGTAAAGGTGTATGACGATTGAATAGACACCGTGTATTTTATAAAAACCGCCCACGAAACCGCCCATGATTTCAAAAAAGTATTGATTTTACTGGGCAGTTGAATGTTTTATCAGGGGTTCGAATCCCTCATCCCCTGCTAACAAGAAACCCTAGGAATTAAGCCAAGAACGGCTTGAAATCTAGGGTTTTTGCTTACTTTTAGAATCTTGCAAACAAATACACAAATCCTGAACCGAACATATCCGCCATGGAGTGTACAAGTACCACCGGTAAGAGATTTTTGATTCTATAGGTATAGAAGTAATAGTACAAAAGTCCGAATACCACACCTATAATAATAGCTGAGGTCATACCCTGATAGGTGTGGAAGGAAATACGAATAATCGTGGAATAAAGCAGGGTTTGCCATTTGTATTTTTGGTCTACGGTGCCCAGTAAACCCAAAAAGAAGAATTCTTCGTAGAAGGCATTTAATAAAGCATAGATAATGGCAATGGGGCTTAAGGCGGCTATTTTCCGAAATAACTCAAAGAAATCCATGGAAAGGAGAACTTCCTTGGTGAAGTAGTTATAGCCGTTATCAAAGAGAAGGTAAAGAACGTCTGCACTTAGTCCCATAATAGCTAGTAAAACAAAGTACCAGGGAATTACAGAGAGCTTAAAGCGAAAGGGGATTTGCTTAAAATCAAAGTTACGAACAATCAGATAGAGAAAAACCAAAAGCAGCATAAAGAACTGGAATTGCAGGTTGCTGGAATAGGCGACTCCTTCAGTGGCTGTATCCACAGTTTCCGCTACCGTTTCCGTAATGCTTTCCGTATTTTGGCTAAGAAGGATGGGGGAGAGGGGGAAAGCGTAAAACATAGCGGATTTTACAGCATTTAAGCTGTCTAGAAATAGCTGGTTGGAGCGAATAATAAATTCTCCGAATAAAATCAAGCTAATGATGATGACATCATAGAAACGAAGGTTCTTGGTTTTTTCTTTGGGGAAAATGAATTGACGAATAGACATGCTGCTCCTTTCTTTCCGCTAAGCAATTTAAAGGATAGAAAACTTACAGTTCCATCAGTGCATTGCTATTTTAGCCGTACCTTTGCTATTATAGCAAGGAAAAATCTCTTAAAAAGGAGAGGAAAGAGGAAGATTCTATGGCAGGAAGTATTGTAAATATAGAAAAAGGCAGCAAAAGCTTTCAAAATAAAGTTTTGTTTTCCGATGCCCAGTTCTCGATTCAAGAAGGAGAGAAGGTGGCATTAATCGGAAGAAACGGAGGAGGGAAGTCTACTTTGCTTCGGATTATTGCCGGAGAAGAGGAGCTGGATAGCGGAAGCATTGTACGAAGAAGGAGCTTGAAAATCAGCTATCTTACCCAGGAAAGTCATTTTCCGGAGGAGAAGAGTATTTTGGAGGCTCTGGTGGAGAACTTTGCCCTTCGTATGGGAGAGCAGGAAAGAGAGGCCTTTGGAAAGAAGGTTATGCAGGAGATTGGCTTGGAGGATTTCTATTCTCCCTGCAAGATTTTATCCGGAGGACAGAAGAAACAGCTGGCTCTTTTGGCGGCCCTAAACACAGAGCCGGATTTGCTGCTTTTGGACGAGCCTACCAACCACTTGGACGAGGAAATGGCGGAGTGGCTGGAGGAAAAATTAAAGCGCTTTAAGGGAGCGATTTTGCTGGTGAGCCATGACCGCTATTTTTTGGATACAGTTTGTGATGTAATTGTGGAGCTGGAAAGAGAAGGCTTTACTCGCTACGAATGCTCCTACTCCTCTTATTTGGAAAGAAAGGCAGAGAGATTCAATATCGAAAAGGCTCAGGAAAGAGCCAGACAAAGTCTGCTTCGGAAGGAATTGGCTTGGGTGCGAAGAGGAGCCAAGGCCAGAACCACCAAACAAAAGGGACGACTGCAACGCTATGAAAAGCTCTCTCAAATGCATGGTCCAACGGAGGAGGAAGAGCTGAGCCTAGCCTCCATTTTCGTGCGTCTGGGGAAGAGTACCATAAACTGTGAAAACCTGACAAAACGCTATGGGGATAAGCTTTTATTCTCTGATTTCAGCTATAATTTTTTACGGAATGACCGTATCGGCATTATCGGGAAGAACGGGGCAGGAAAGTCTACCCTGATGAAGGCAATTTTGGGAGAAATTCCGGTGGATGAGGGAAAGGTGGAAATCGGACAAACCGTGCGGATTGCCTATTTTCGTCAGGAAAATGAAGATTTGCCGGAAAAGGAAAGGGTAATCGACAGCATTAAGGAGATTGCGGAATATCTGCCCACAAAGGAAGGTTTGATTTCCGCCTCCCAAATGGCGGAGCGTTTCCTTTTTTCTCCGGAAATGCAGTACGCCCCCATTGAGAAGCTTTCCGGCGGAGAAAAGAGAAGACTTTATCTACTTCGCATTTTGATGTCCGCCCCCAATGTGCTGTTCCTGGATGAGCCCAGCAATGACTTGGATTTAAGCAGCCTGATTGTTCTGGAGGATTTTTTGGACAGCTTTCCGGGCATTGTTTTTGTGATTAGCCATGACCGATATTTTCTGGATCGTACGGTGAATCGTCTCTTTATTTTTCAGGAAAATGGACAGATTCGCCAGTTTGAGGGAGGCTATACCGACTATCAGGTACAGCTTTTGAAGGAAAAGGAAGAGGCGGAAAATGTAGAAAAGGGTAGTAAAGCAGAGTCCAAAGAGGATAGAGGAGAAGAAAAGTCCGAGGGGGATAAGAAGAAATCCTGGCAGGGTGCAAGGCTTTTAAAGATGAGCTATCAGGAGAAGAAGGACTTTGAGCATATCGAAGAAGAGATTGCCAAATTGGAGGAGGAGCTTGCTTTTATTGAAAAGGAAAGTGAATTAAACGGCAGGGACTATGTATATCTTGCGAAACTACAGGAACAGAAGGAAGAAGCAGAGGGAAAGCTTTTGGAAAAATATGAGCGCTTTGAGTATTTGACGGAGCTTCAGAAAAGAATTGATGCCGGGGAGAAGGTTTAAAGTTCATACAAAGGATTAAGGAAAATATCAAGGAAAAGACCAAGAGAAAGATTAAGGTAAAGCTCAAGAAAAAGGCCAAGAGAAAGAACAAGAAAAGATTAAGCAAACATTTTTTAGAACAAATGTTTGCTTTTTTATTTACAAAACAAATGTTTGGTTTTACAATAAGGAAAGAAAGGAAGAAGAATGGAGATAAAGCCATGGATGTGTATGGGGAAGCGCAAAAGGAAGCTAAAGGAGGTAGGCATGAGGAAGACAGTCGGAAGAGAAAAGCCCAAAAGAATGCTGAAGCAGCCGGGCGTGGAATAGTAGGGCGACAGGAGGAGAAATCCTGTCACTATATGGCCATTGATTTAAAGTCTTTTTATGCTTCCTGCGAGTGCAGAGAAAGAGGCTTGGATCCTATGGATG